CAATAGTTTTCGGATGCGTGTGCAATAAATTCTTTCATCATTTTATCGCCCTTCCAATAAGAAACAGAATGTCCCCAACACCACACATAACGGTGTCCCTTGACAAGTGCTTGGATAGTGTCTGCCAACGCCCCCAACATTTCAACATCATCACCAGTGCTTACACCGGCAAGTTTTAAGTCTTTCGCCTTTTGTCGAATGGCTGCTTCAATTGCCGCTCCATTATCCTTATTTACCTCTTGTTCAAATTTAGAAAACAAATCTTTCCATTCCTTTCTGTTACACCATTCGCCAGTTGGTGATGTATTGTCACGGGCATGACCAAATTCGTGGTACATTATTTTCGTTCTGTATTCAACGGAATCAACAAATCTTTCGCTTGTAGATTTGATATTCCAAGGCATACGAACGTGTTTGAATGTTGGCGAATAATAGCATCCATCGCCACGTTTACCGACCGTTGATAAAGGAATATATTCTTCAAGACTTTCAAAGAAATTCTTCCTTGGCATTGATTGTGTAATGTCAATCTTTAGTTTCTTTTTCAATTCCTCAAAAAATTGATATGGCATCTTAGGTGAAATCTTTCCCAATCCATACGCAACCGCCATCTTACTTGTAGATAATTTGTAAATGTTATAAGCCGCTTCGATTTCCCGATAAACCGACAAATAACCTTCTTTTGCAACATCCCAGCTTTCTATTTTTCCAACATACCCATTGAACAACGTTCGCCATTTCATCGGCATTTTGTCAAGGTCTTTTGCATTCGCAAGTTCTTCAAGATGTGCGATGGCATTCAGATGGTCGCCGATACCACCACCAATGTATTTATTTACTTCCCTTATCACATATTTGTCAAGGTTTAGCGGAACGCCCTTGTACATGGAATAGTTGGTTTTTACCCTCTTCCACCAAGCCTTATATCCGGCTTGACAATTTTCATTACTACCATATAGAGCATCTAACGCTTCAATGAAATTCTTTGCACGTTCATCGAATGTTTTTTTCTTGTCATCCGGTTTATATGTTACGGAAGGTGCTTTTGGCGTTGTTATCATCACCTTTGCCCCGGCATTCAAATCTTCTTCGACATCATCCGGCGGTGTCGGTATCGTCATTCCAAGCATCTTGTTTAGCTTTTCAGTAAGGGTTGCCAATTTTTGCTTGATATTAGCCTTCGCAATTATCCATTCACGAATATCAGCTTCAACGGCATTCAAGTCGCCTTCAACATCCGCAGCGTCTATCTTTGCTGTGTGTGCTTCGTTGATTGCCTTGCGTGCATCTGCAATGTATGACTTGTATTCGGCTTCCGCTTCAAAGCAACGTGTTTCAAGGTCGGCTTGCGCCTTCAATATCTGCCTTGAATCATGCGTGTTCATTGCTTGGTCAAGAATGTATGTATTCAATCCCCACTTCGCACACTTGGCACGAATATCCTTGTCCGCTTGTTCAATAATAGAAGCCTTGCTTTGGATTGTTGCAATTGTTGATTGGATATGCGACACATCCTTTGCGGCAACATCCTTTTCAAGCATATTCAATTGAATTGTTATGCCCCATTTCGTTGCAAGCTGCCTTGCGTTTTCAATAGATGGCATCAATGCCGCCAATGGGTCAATCTTCACGGATGCCGGAACAACCGGGATGGAAATCTTCAATCCATCGGCAAGGTTGCCATTCTTGAAATTATCCCGAATGAAATATGGTGTTGAACTCCAGTTCTTTTGTTTGTCCTTGTGTGCGTCCACCCATTCATTGAAGCCATCCGGCATCTTGTCAATGGTTTCGGGCGAAATATACTTCTTGGCGGTCGTTCCGTTCAAAGCTGTCTTCAATCGGTTCACCCGGTCGTTTCGCCTACCTTCCGAATAGAAATCTTCCATAATGGGGATGGCGAAACACATACATTGAGGATGCCACCCAACAAACTTGAATGTCTTGGGGTAACGCCCAACCAACTTTTCACAAGTGGAACACTTGCAAAGTGGTTCATGGTTCGACCGCATGATTTCAAAGCCAACCACAAAATCAAGGGTTTGCCATCGTTGGTAATCGCTTTCACGATACGCCATATTGATTTCCGACCGTGTAAGACGCATCGCATTCTTGTAAGAAGACCGATAAACGCCTTGTCCCGGATGAAATGCTTGTGCCGCCTTTGACAACACAAGATTGCCCCTTTTGTCCCGGACACGGCGGAAAAGTCGGCTCGGGTCTTTTAGATTTTGGCGCACATCACGGGAAAGTTCTTGTGCCGACCTTCCTTCACCCAAACCGACATCAAGGGCGTGTTCTATCTGTTCCCGGAATTGCGTTGTGTACTTCCACACCCTTTGCGAAAGGTCCATTCCGGCAACCTTGCGTCCTTGGAAGGTGGCAAGCGCATCAAGGCGTTTGTCCATCATCTGTTTCAAATCCGACTTCTTCAACTTGGTGGTGTCGAATACCGATTTGATAAAGGCATCATTCTTCTTGCATGAAAACAACCATTGCTTTCGTGAACCAGTTTCAACCACGGTTTGCACCTTCTTTGTAAGCCCGGCAATAATGGTTTGCATTGCCGACTTAACCTTTGGGTAATCGTCAAACGTAAAGGGCTTGTCGGAGTTGAAATCCGCCTTGCTTGCCGCCCTTGCGATTTCTTCCGTTGCAACAGCAAAAAGGTTATCAACGGCATTGGCGTATTGTTCGGTTGTCCGGTAATGCGCCATGTCGAAATCCTTGATTGAAAAGCGTGTTGTCTTCTGTCTTTTTGCCATGTGGTTACTTGCTTCTTAACTTGAAATTTTCACATTGTGGGTCGTTGAGAAACACACAATATTTGCCGCCTTGTTGCTTGTGTGGACATCGGCAAAGGATTGGTTCTCCTTTGATGGACATTGAATGCCAGTCATACGAATTGACGCAATCCCGGCAATGGTATTGCGTGTTAGCCTTATTTGGTCTTGATGCTTTCTTTGCCATAGTAAGTGTCTTTTGATTTCACATACTGACCACGCTTCAAACCTTGGAACGTATGCCAGTCCACCCGGCAACGTTCCACATGGTTTGAATCGGCTACCCAAACAAACCATTGGTCTGGGTAATACCGAGTGTGCCAACCCTTAAATTTAAACCTTATTTCGTTGTGCGCCGGGATGAATACCTTTCCAACGACATATTCTTCAACTGGGCGACTTTCGCACCCGGCAAGGACTAAAACGGCGGCAACTATGATGATTGCCATAATGATTATTTTCTTCATGTTACGCATCGCCTTCAAGTTGTGGTTCGCCAATCATAAAGGAATTGTCCCTTTGCGATTGTTCTTTAAGTTTCTTCATCGTTACTTCCGGGTTCTTGGATATTCCGGCACGTTCAACGCTTTCTTCTTGCGACACAACGGGTTTGTTTCCGTTGGCGGTCATCCAATAGTTTAGTTCGTTGATTTCATCAACGAGCATATAAGGCGTTATTTCGGGTTCAATATCCATTATGTCTGCTTCCGATTCAAGCGTGTTGTCAAACTGCCCAATGTATGCCTTTACCACGTTTGCACGGCGTGCAAGGTATTCATCGAAGATTTCCTTCTTGTCTTGCACCTTTAGATGGGCATCCATGAAAAGCAACTTTAATGCAATGCCGGATATTGCGCCAAGCCCTTTAACCGAATCAAACGAGATGTCCGGCGTTTGGGTCAAGGTATAAATCAGCTTCAAAAGCGTTTCGATTTCCAGCTTGACCGATTCCGGGGCGTTCTGCCAAGCAAGGTATTTGGCATCGCTTCCGTCTTCACCTTCGATGATTGCGCCGGATTCACCTTTCTTACTGAACCCTTTCAATTCGCCTTTGACAAATATCTTCGGGCTTGCATGATAGTCATTGGTGTCCGCAAAGTTGGAAAGAAGGGTTTCCAGTCTGTCAATGAGCGAATCTATATCTTCGGTTTCAAATTGTTCTTGATGCCCAAATATGATGGGTATCTTGCCAATGGTGATAGGCTTTGGATAACCTTCAACGACTTGCATCCCGTTTGCGCCGTTCTGCCACAACCAATGTTCTTCATCGGTGTAAGTTTCAAAGTAATCGAAGATAACGCCCATTGAATCCTTACGGCTGAATGACCTGGAAAACGCTATCATGTCGCCCGATTCATCAAAGTAAGGGTAAAGGGTATCACCGAGCATTGGCGAAAGGATGGCGCAACGCAACTTGTACTTGGTCGTGAAGCCATACTTGGCGTGTGGTTTGGCAACCTCAACCGGGAACCACAATTCGGCGGCTTCCTTAAAGCCGAATATGGCACGGGCAATCTTACGGTTGATGGAATTGACCTTTACATCCGTCATAATCTTGTCGAATGCCTTCTTCACTGCCTTCTGCTTGTCGTTTTCCGGGGTGCAATTCCATTCAACCGGGTTGCCGAAACAGAAAGACACGGCACGTTTGATAATGAGTTTTTGAAGGGCAATTCGGATGCGTGCCACCTTTTCCGTTCGGGTGTTGGTCGCTTCACCATCCGTTGAAATAATCTTTTGCGCTGAATCTGCGTTTTCGTCCTTGTCAATCTTCACTTTCTTGTCGGGGCGAAGGATAGGGTTGTTGATGTCGTGCAATTCCGGGTCAAGAGCCTTCTTTGCGCTTTCGATGTCGGGTTGTGGGATGTAACGGCAACCTTTCAGTTCCGCAATGACATCGCCATCATTCGACACCGACACGTTCTTCATCTGAATGATTTCTTGTACTTTCATTGTATAGTCATTTTTGTTGTGAGACCAGTATTAGCCGAAAAGGTAGGACACATCCACCTTTCCACGCTTCTTTCGTTTCTCAATCGTCCCAGTCAAGGCATCCGGGGCATCATCGTGTTCGTTCTTTCCGGCTTTGAGATACCCGGTTATTGCCTTGTTGAACTCCGGGAACATACGTTCCCAACCTTCCGGCATATAAGTCAAATTCTGAACCGCTGCCGAGTTGCTGAATATGCGCACATCCTTGTTGTCTGTTTGCGTGAACCATCGGAATTTTGTCTTGGCGTTTTCCATAAGGCGGCATTGCTTTTCCACTGCACGTTGAAAGCCACGACCACCATTATTGCTTTCCACAATACATTCGGCGACCATGTGCCGTGTAAGCATCCGGGCGGTGGCAACTTCGGTGTATTCCATCGGCTTTTGTGTGTAAAGCACATCAACAAGGAAATTGCCGATTTCCGTTTCATCATAGACAATGGCGCAAAGGTAGTCTTCGCCCGTGTCGGCGGTGTCAATATACGCCTTTCGTGTGCAATGAAGCGTTGCCGGGCGCACGGTGTACGTTTGAAAACCGAACGAATACATCAAGCCTTCGGATGGCTTCGGGTCTTGTTGGTAAAGCGATTCAAACACTTGTGGGTTTCGCTTGCGTATCTGTTCCAACTTATGAATAGAATGGCGTTCTTCCCATAATGCTTCACCTTCTTGCCTTGGGTCGTATTCGGTTGGCGCACCTTCCTTGATAGCCTTGAACGTACACACGACCCATCCATCCGGGTTGTCGTTCGGGTCATACTCTCCTTGTTGGCGCAAAAGCGTTCCGGCAAGGTCATCTTCATGCCAACGAGTGAACACAATGAGTTGTTGGCTATCATTGTGCAATCGTGTTTCAGCAACGGTGTCATACCAATCGGATATGGATTCACGCACAACGGGCGACCATGCGCTTTTCGCATCCTTGTAGATGTCATCCATGACAAGCACATCCACGGGTTCACCAGTAAGCGCACCGCCCACGCCAACGGTCTTCACGCTGCCACGCTTGCCGACGATTTCAAATTCTTCGGTCGTGCG